GAGATTGTAATTCAGATTGTGCTAATGAAATTCTTTGTGACATTGAAAATATATTTGGATCAGCAACAGGTAGAATATCTACTCTGTCATCAAAATCTTGAACTTTAATATTTCTTTGTCCACCTACAACATCATAAGGATATTCTGGTGGTAAATAAGTTTTAAAAATATTTGCAAGTAATTTAAATTCTTGCTTAAGTGAAACATACAGTCTTTTATGGATCGCTGACATGACTCTTGAGCCACGCTCTAAGAGAGCTACAGTCGTACCAACAGCTGCTGATTGGTTCCCGTCACCGACTTGCATGTCAGCAATCGACGCGAATCTTTGTCCTGCTTGAACGACTATTCCCATCAATTGCAATAAAGTCTGAGATGGCTCTTTGTATGGTAAAAATACAAAAGCATCTTTTAAGTTTCCGCCCGGTGTATCTACATCTTTAAATTCACCTGGTTGTATGTTTGCAGCGTCATCTTTTACTCTGACACCACGTTGTTTAAATCCTGCCGGAAGATTTGATAATGTTCCCGCGTCTAATAACTGACGGAGAGCCGCAGTTGCAGTACGACTCAATCCGCCAATCATATGAATGAGTCCTAATCCATAAAATCCTAGTCCTGGCAGAAATTTAAAGTGGACGAAATATTGGATTTTATTTTTCTTAGGGTCATTGGGCGCGAAGTTCCTTCTAATAGAAAGAACCTTCCGACTACCTTGCTCGAGTGTAACGATGTAAGGTAATTTTATTCCTGTTGGTTCACCATCTGGGCCAACATCTTCGAAACCTTCTAAGTCAAGGTCTACGTGGAATTCTAATATTGTATATAATGGTTCAACTCTTTGTGACTTAGTTAAACCTTCTAGTTCTAATTCTTTTTTCTTTACTTCATTTGTAGTAACGTCTTGAGGTTTATTTAATTCTATATCAGAATAAAAACCATTTACTTGTTGTTTACGTAAATCATTTTCCGATATTTTAATAACATGACACACTGACTGTGCGTCTTGTAAAGATGTTGCTGTGTATGGTACTATTAAATCATCAGCTGGTACAAATTTAGAAACAGCTCTACCTAACAGATCATCATAATAAACTTTTTTAAATGTAGATCCAGCAAGTGGTAAGTAAAATAACATCTGATCAAACTCAGGTTCATATTCTTTCATTTGATCCATTAACTGATAATTCATGAAATCTTTTACTCTTTGAGACTGTTGCTCTTTCATAGGATTATTTGCTCCCATGACTTGAGTTCTAACAGGACCATCAGCTGGTAATAATTCTTTATAAGCTAAAGCTTGAAACTGTGTAACAGCTTCTGCTAATACTGGGTGAGTTGCACCTGAAGCTCCTTGGAAGGGCTCAGTTCTATTTTCATATTTAAATCCTAAAAGATCTAAACCAACAGTATAAGCTCTTTCCCAATCTGAACGGGAAGCTTTATATTCTCTGTAATCACCTTCTAATCTATTAGCGATTGGATCAGTAATATCATTTGGTAATAAATCATTTAAGTTTGCAAAGTGATCACCCTCTTCTGGAAGAGGCATTGCGCCTGGATCAAAATCAATTGTAGCACCGTCTTCATCTTCAATAACTTCAACGGGACCTTTTTGTATTTCATCTTCCTGTAAGTTAACAACCTCTGCAACTTCATCATCCGGTCGTTTAACGTTAGGGAGACCTTTATCTATTTCTGCCATTTAAATTCTCCTGTTTCTTCTTATCCTTTTTTACTACTTTAATCAAGCCTTGTGGATTAGGTCCTTTTAAAGGGGGTATAGCGTTCCATTTAACATGCTTCATGTTTTTAACTAATGTTGGGTTTTCTTTTACCATTTCTTTTTTAAACTCGCTATTCCCTCATTATCCATTCCACTCCAACCTCTTGATTGTCTTTTTAAATGAAAATCTGCAAGTTCTTGCGGACTAAGTTTTGCTCTTCTTTCCATTTCTTTTTTTCCAGCGTGATATATTCCTTCTCCAGCTAATGATAGCAAACCAACTGGTGATGCAACTCTTGCTGCTCTCAACATATTTGCAGGGTTAACTCCAGGTAATCTTATTCCTGATGCATACTCAAATCCTTTTCTAAGAAGTGGATTTTTAATTTTTTCAGTTACACTTTGTGCACCTTTTACTAAAGTTGGTGCAAGTGCAGCTTCTGCTTCAAAAGTTATTCTATCTTCAGGTCTCCTTAAATCATATCCACCTTCAGGTTTAAATGCATAAGTTAAACCAGCCGCACCCATTGGACCAAAACCTAAATTTAATGCTCTCCCTGCTCCTTTGGCAGCGCCCTCTAATAACTCTCTAGAAATAAAACCTGCTTCTCCTGGTCTTACGTTTAAAAATTTATTTAATCTTTGTCTTCCTACTTTTTCATCAATTAAACCTGCATCAACCGCTTCTTTTAAAGTTTGTTCAGCAAGATTAGCTTTGATAGTTAAATCATCAAGACTGTTTAGTTTTATATTACCTAAATCTTGATCTACTAATCCTACTCCTAATTCAGTTAAAACATTTCCACCTCTTTTAACAGTTAAGTTATCTGCATCTAAAGTTATGGCATTAACTTTATCTTTTAATAAAGGATATTTTTTAACCGTATCATCTATAAAAATTTGTATTTTTTCGTTCGAATTTATAATTTTATTTTGTAAATCTGCAGGAACTTTTTTACCAGCAGCAATAAATTTTTTAGCTTTATTATATAATTTCTTTTGTTCTGGATAAAAATCTCTATTTAATTTATTTTCTAAAGTTTTAACACCACCTGCATATTTTCGTATACCTTCTCTGTTAGCTCTGTAAAATTGTGGGCCTAAATCTTCAGGTCTTAATTTTTGTTTTAATGCTTTTAATTGTTTAATACTTGACTGGTGGCCCATATCAATAGGATCAAATAAAAAAGATTTACCACTTATTCGTCCACTAGTTTCTATTTTCCCTAGTCCTAACCCTTCTTGAATATTTTTCTTAAATATTCGTAATTCTTTTTCATAATCTTTAGATCCAAGTATATCTATTGTTTTACGTCTTCTTTTACCAACTTTTGCTTTTTTTTCAGCTTCCGGTGAAGGATCAAACTCTTCAATTCTTTCTTGAGAAAATTGTCCACGTTTCATTCTTTTAATTTCTCCTTTATCTGCCATATCAGATAAAATATCGCTCAACCGTGTCATAGATGCGGTTGAAGGAACATCAGGAAAAACTAGTTTAGCTAAATTTTCTTTTTTTATTTTTCCATAATTTTTTTTAATTGTGTTTCTAATGTTTTCATCAAAAAGCCACTCTCCTTGTCTTTCTTTCATATACTCTGATTGTAAACGTGGTTTAAATTTTAAAGATTTAAAAGTTTTTTCTTTCTTGACACTATCAAGAGCTTTTGTAAAATCCTTATCGTTTGGAAATACATCTTCAGGTAGTTTTTGTCTTACTTCATCCGTAGTAAAACTTAATTTATCTTCATCCATAAAACCTTGTAAAACTTTTCTAATGTCTGCTTTTTTTCCTGTTTCTTTTGGTCCTTCCAGCCAAGGTCTTGGACCTTTCCAAGTTCCAGTTTCTTTTGGTAAAACTGTAGGTTCATCTCTAAAAGCTTTTGCTGCTTTTAAAGCTTTAGTTTTTGTTTTAAAAAGATTGGCTGGTTTTGCACCTGATTTATATTCTCCCCAAGTAAAAGTATCATAAAATTTCTTTCCACCTCTGATAACTTGAACCTCAAAAGAATTACCGGATCTAGATTTTCTAATATTAGGTCCAAATTCACCACTATACCCAGGTCTTGATCCGTCAACCGATGGTGCAACTAACTGACCTCCTTCAGCCATGTTAAATGGTCTTTCTAAATTTATTCTTTGTAAATACTCTTCGTATGTTTCTTGTTTAGGATCGAAGTTACCAGCTAGTTCGTCTTTAAGTCTGCCTGGTACTACATCATCGGATAAAGCTGCTTGGTCCATGTTCCGTGGTTCTTGGACCTTGGATTTTGGTCTTGTTAACCAACGCATCATTTGTGAATATTTATCTATACTATCTACACCGCTCATTATTCGCCTAACATGTTAGCAAGACCGCCTAATGCATGATCTTTACGACCTTTTTGTCTTTTTGCTCTTTTTAATTCTATCTTTTGATTTAGATCATCTACAAATTTTTGAATTTTAGCATATCCTTCTGGATCATTTTTTCTTGCCCATTCAGCCATTGCTGAACCATGTTCCTCAACATCAAGTGTTTTTTTCTTTTTCTTTTTACCTAATGACAGAATTCCTTTTACTGCTTTGCCCTTGAATAATGGAACACGGCCACCTGATGCCATATCAACATCATCCATAGCTTCTTCAGTCCATCTTTCAGCATCAGCTTCTGCTTTACCAGATTCAAATTCAGTTCGTAATCTTTTTTTAGTTGGTTTAGTATCTTTAACTTTGCCTGTAGCAAACATTTCTACTTCAGAAAAATCAGATCCATGATCACCAAATTTTTCAACAGTTGTTTCTTCAAATTTAACGTTTTCTGGATGTCCTCCAGTAAATTCTGCTTCTTCAACAGAAAACTCTTCTTTAGTTTTAACTGAACCTTTTTTTCCTTTAACAGGAATTTCTTCAGCCGCTTTATATTCTAATCTAACCGGTTGACCATAATGACCATCTGGAAAACCATGCTTACCCATTCCAATATCAGCAATCACATTTCCAGTGTTTAAATCCTGTGTTACATAAATATCTGTTTTTGATCCTGGTAAAGTAGTTTTATGAGTAATAATTCTTTCTAAATCTCCACTAACTTCTTCACCTTCTTTAATAACTCTATTTACAAGGGGCTTGAACCATCGTGGCATGCCTTCAATATTGTTAATTGGAACTTGTGTTACTTCTTTTGCAACAGTTGCTCCTTCTTTACCAAAAAGTTTTAATGCTCCTGTTTTAAGTGCACCGATACCAGCGCCTACTCCACCCATTATTTTTAAAAATGCTCTACGGCCCATTTTAAATGGCACTCTTTCATTTGTATCTTCTGCAAGTAAATAACTTAAACCTGTTCTACCACCACCTGCTTTTTTTTCGGGTGGAAAACCTCCAAAATCTACTTCAATAACTTCACCTGATTTTTTAGGTACTACTTTTGGTTCTACAATAGGTGTATTTAAAATACTTTCTAATTGTTT